ATTTCCAGCTTTTTGACAGCCGAAAGAGTGACGCGAGCGACAAAAGCCCCGGCAATGATGGACATAGCCACAAAAACGCCGGACAACTGGACAATAGGCAGGAAATCACCAGAAAAGCCCGAGAGCGCCCCTTTAGCAGCCGACAGAGCAGAGTTAAGGGCAGCAGTCATAGCGGCATACGACGCCACACCAAGGCCAAGGGAAGTAAGGACTTTTCGAGCAGCAGGGCCAGCGAGGCCGACGAGGAACGTACCAAGACCAGCCATTATTAATCCCCGAATTTAAAACCAATGAGAATACCGGCAGCGACAAGCCAAGCAACCGCAATAATCACCGGCCTAATCCCGGACGCAAAATCACAGTACGGCTGAAAACTAAACTGAGCATGTTTTAAGTTACGAGGCGCAGGGCAAGAACCACCACCGGAGCCCCAACCGGAATCAGGGGTTATAGAAATGTCCTTGTTTTTAGTTTCCAATTCTTCAGATTCAGGCGTATCAAGTTTTTGACATGCAACAATTTCAGGATGAAGCTTGCATAAATCAGAAGGCTCATTAGGATTTGTCGCGTCAGAATTTTCAACAGGGTTTTCAGGCGGTACATAAGGAGTTGGATCATCCTTAATTGAATCTCGTGGAGTGACCTCAACGCGCCAAGGCTCAGATGAAGTCGGAGCAGGTATTACATCAACCCCTGGCTGTTTCCATGTGTCAGGCTGCCCCTCAACGGAAGGTTGCTTGATAGGTTCACTCATTGGAAGCCACAAGGGACGAGAAGCAGGCGCAGGCGATGGGTTAGACAGAGGCTCAATAGCTGGATCAGGGTTGATTTGAGGCATCTCAACAGGCCAATTGATGGGAATCTCTTTTATAGCGCCGTCGTGCAAAGGATCATCATTGATAGCCTTCTCAAAATCAGTAAGACGAGCAGGCCGCGTATTAATAACTTTCGAATCATCAACACGGGTAACCGTAGAGTGATACCCATACGTAGTCACAGGAGGAGTTGACTTATAAGTGACAGCAACTTTGCACTGAGTGCCCGATACAGTAACTGAAAAACTATAGTCAGGAGAATTCACATAACCATAGCCATTACCAGGATTATTAACCAACCAAGCGCAAGCAGAAGCCCTTGACGCAAACCAAGGCGAAGTTTCAACCGCGTATTGCGTAGCCAGACCTGAAGTTACTTCATCGAAAAGCCAAGTACCATCCGGCCCCACACGCAAATCATGTTGACGCCAATACCCGTAGGCAATGGGTAAGCCAAGCGCCAAAACAAATAAAGTAGGATTGCCGAACGAATAAGAAGCCGCTAGAGATGCAGCATTAGCGGCAACGCGCAAACCTACAGGAACAGTAATAAGTTGACCAGCAACGTTTAGCGCAGCATTTGTCAAGACAGTCTGGCCCTTAAAAGAACCTGCATTAGCCGCAGCACCAAAGGAAAACGTACCAGAGACACCAGGGACAGCAGCCCCCATACCCTGAGACCATCCAGGCGGCGGCTTAAGCTGAGCGTATCCGGCAAATGCAATATTTGCAGTGAACGCAAAAAGAATAATTAGGAATTTGAAACAAGCCATGCCATCCCCAGGAGACAAACGAACACAGCGATAAACGTAGGAGTCATTCGTGAACACCTCGACGGAGAATATTGATGGCAGCGGTTGCTATCCAGGCAACAGCGACAGCACCACCCAGGGCAAGACCATCAGCGGTATCGAGCAAGCCGCAAGGCGTAGGAGTGTAGGAAACAGTTTTTACGATACTGGCAGTGGTATCAAGGGATTCAAGCTTGTATGTGATCGACGTATCAGAAGCGGCCTGAAGATCGACTACATACAAGCTATTTCCAAGTTGTAAAACCTGCCCGATCTGTGATGAAGCCGAGGCATAAGCCGCAGCCAGAGCGGACGGGTAACACGTAGTGCCAACTTGGAAAGCAGGCATGGGCTTAGGTGCCTTTGCGCAGGATTTTGACCGCAGCAATGGCGATGCAGACAACCAGGAAGGCACCGCCCAGCAAAACGCCGTCGTCCTTCATATCAGCCATGGCAGCGGTTGCCTCAGTCGGCAATGCAGCATGAGCGGCACCGGCAGCAGCCAGGGCAGCGGCTTGGACAACGGCAAGGCGCTTGAAAAGGGATTTTTTCATTTGAAACTTTCATTTGATGGCCTGAGAAATTCAGGACTACATCCAGCAGCACCCGAAAAGGCACTGACGGCTACAGTCATTTTTGAGGCACCCAAATCTGGACAACAGCACCACGACCACCGGAGTGATCTTCGACAGCTTCAAAAGCTTGCTCGGCCGTACGGAAGGGCATGGCAGCACTAAAAAGGTGCGTGGTTTCCACCCCGCCTTCACCGTCAGCGCGGAGGAACGCCATATCGTCCAAGCCCTGCACGATGAAAGCGGGAACGCACAGCATGGTTAAGCCTTGAGAGCAGCAGCTGAGCCAGTAGAAACCGGCTTGATTCCATGAATGATCATCTTGGAGGTCTTGCCATTCGTGACCTGCTCAAAATCGACATCGGCCTGAATGGAGCGACCATCAATGAAAAGATGCTTGAATTTTGGAAACTCGTCCGAGAGGTTAAAGGGGTATTCAACAGTGGCAGAACCTGCGCCCTTGTCTTTGGAGGCATCCAGTTCAGTCATGACATAGACCTTTGTTGAGTCGTAAGCCTGTCCGTTTTCCATCATTCCTTTGCTGGGCTTCATGCCGGTGACGGTGACGCGATTGGTAAATTTCATGAGAGTGCTTTCAAAGTGCGGTAGTTACAAATGAGCCTAGGCGACCGCAACGCCAGGATTAATGAAAGGGGTGTTTCGCCGGAAATAGCTTTTCATTCCGTGATCGAGCGCGGAGTGATTCAGGCCGCGCAAGCCGCGAGGCATTGGGCGATGCACGTTATTCAGGACGATGGTTTCAAGCCAGTCAAAATCGGGCATCACGGAGGTGATCTGCACCAGAACAGGAGCGACCACACGGGCCACCCACTTCATGACTTTCTCGACGGAAATTTCAGCTACAGCGGCTTGGGTTTTGACCGGAGTAGGGCACTTGTCGAGGTGGTGAACCAGCCAGTTGCAGAACTCATAAGCGCCTGCGAAGTAGTCGCCGGGCTTGGTCAGGGCTTCCCAGGGAATCACTCGATTGACGGAGCGCAATTCGACTTCAGCGCGCACCCACTGACAATCCATCATGCCGAACTGGTGCCCTTTTTCGTAGATGCGGATGAGCTTGCCGGATTCGCGCTTGCCGACCTGGAAGGTGCGGGAATGCTGGCCGCCGAATTCCTCGCCATCGAGCCAGGAGCCGTATTCGGCATGTTTGGGACGGCGGGCACGGTAGGAAAAGGCGTGATCCTTGTAGGCCTGGACGGCAGACTCGATGCAAAGCTGGCCGTGTTCCCAACAGTCCCGTGCCAGATCGATGCGGGTAATCTTGGGGAACATGGGTTCAAAGAAAGCGGACACGCGCTTTTCCCATCCAGGCAGGGCATAGGTGCAGCCTTCGCCCTTAAGGGTGAAGCAAAAGGTATCGCGCTGTGATTCACCGCCACCAGAGACACTAGCCACCTCATGCCCGAAGGCATTTTCTATGGTGAAAGTGTGCTCGTAGTAGTCACGCCCTGCACGCTGAACGCCGAAGGTATAGCCAAGCAGGCCAGAGAATTGATAGGCCAGGACGCGGGCAATATCTTCATCGCTGGAGTCCTCAGGCATCAAGCGGGTTTTGTGGCCAATGAGGTTGTTGCGAAGGACGGTAAAGCGCAGGTAGTCGCAGATGACGCCGCCCTGATGCTTGGCTTCGATCTGACGTCCTTCAGTGGCAAATTTGACTTTGCCGCCTTCGATGACCAATTTTTCCTCGACGGATTTTGAAACCTTGCGAGGCTCCATGTAGGGCACATCGGCTTCAAACAGTGGAAGCATTTTTTTGACTGCTGGAGAAGGAACGTCAAAAATTTTTTTCGCGTCTGACAGCTGGCCGTTTTCCGCATGTAGCGGGGTGAAAATCTGGCTAGTCATTTGTTGCACCACCGCTTGACATAGAGGTAGGCAGAGCAGCAAATAATTACGAAACTGCCGACAAGAACCAAAAACGTAGTCAGGCTCATCAAGGCATCAATTAGCAGGATGTCGGTTTTCATTTGATCCCTTGCGCCCCGGACAATATTTTGTTTACCCCCGTGTTACTCGGGGGGGTAACGAATTCGGGAACCGGCGCGCCGCCGTCAGCGCCGCCGTCTCGCAAGCTCCCCGCCACGCCGCCGCCGACGCGCTCAGCGCCGCACCTCGATTGCACCGCCGAGGCAAGATTTGCAAGTGAGTGCCAAGAGTCGTACATCATTCCCGCGCCGGACTGACCGTTGAAACTGCGGATCATTTGGAAAAATGCCGAAGCACGAAAGAGAACAGGACGATGACGCAGCCAACCAGGATGCGCTTGAAAATTGGGTTCATGACAGCGACCGGATAGAAACCGAGAAACCGGAAAAAACCAGACTCTGAACAAAAGGAACCGACTCAGCAAAGCTATGAAAATATTCGCGCTTGAATGAAAGGCCTGGACGACTAGCAGAAGGCACAGGGGAATACATCACCTGGATCGCTGGAGGCAGATCCACGCCCGGCAAGCAGCCAACAACAGCCATGCAATCAGCAACTTTTGTTGCCGGACGTGAAAAATCGGTAAAGGCGTCTGTCATGGCTGTTCCAGAAGGGCTAAAGTTCAGTTACTCCAGCAGAGTTTTGTACTCTGGTTGAGTGCATGGATTTAACTCTAATGGAGTACAGAAAAATGTCAGTGCAATCCCTAATTGACAAAGCAGCAAAAAAGGTAGGGAACAGAAATAAATTAGCCCAACTTCTGGCAATTACACGAAGTCAAATCTACGATTGGGACAAAGGAACGAAACGATGCAGCCCAGCAGATCGAGCCAGATTGGCAGACCTTGCAGGCGAAGATGGTTTACAGGAATTAGTGCGCGCTACGCTGGAGGAAACAGCCGGAACAACACGCGGAGAGCAGCTTAAAAGCGTCTTGGGAAAGTCATCGCGTCAGATTGGCGCGGCCCTCAATACCGTCGTCGTAGGGGTAATCAGTCTGACACTTGGCGCGAGCCTTTTTGATCTTCCACGATGTATAAAAGGATGCGGTTGAAGTCGTTTTTGCCTCTGTTGGGACGACTACGATATTTGTACTGTTAAGTAAAACCTAGCATTGCAGTAGGTTTTCGCAGGCCTTGTGTTGTATTTGAGCATGCAAATACATGTTTTTCAAGCGACGGTCTAACTAATTTGGAATGCTTAGATAGCGCCACGCGTAGCAAATAAGAGGTATGCGATCTGCTCAAAACGGGTTCAGTACCGCTTCGCTACATGGCTACGCCATAATTCACTGATGAGCTACCTCCTTTGGACATTAATAGCAGTTTTAATCATCCGAAAATTCATACAGGCGCGCGCAAAGAAGAAACGCCCGATGCTGTCGTTGCTGCCCCGTGGCCAGGAGCGGAATTTGAGGGATTTTGATTACCAGCCGAAGGGTTTTCGACGAGGTAGGGATTAAAGGGGCGATTTTTGGCCCAAGCAGCGCACTCAGCAGGCGATAAGCCAGGATCAGAACCTTGCGAAGTGATACACGTACAGGCGTCATTGATGCAAATGGCACCACTGACAACAGGCATAGCGACAATCAAACGCAGATGGTCATATGCAGGTGCTGATTCTGGTTTATTAGATATGCGCGGGATGAAGTCAACCCGATCATCAATCAAGCGAACACCGCCCGAGCTGGTGGACACCGCCTTAATAGTTTGACCTGGGGCAATTGGATTTTGACCAGGCACAGAAGAAATAACAGCAGGAACAGGCTTTGAAACACCAACGCCGGTAAAACGCCCAAGCATGCGAACAACGCCGTAAATCATAAATGCGGAGAGGATCAAAAGCGCGATGACGATAAGCAAAATCCGAGGCACACCGCGCACAGGCTTGACATGCATCGAGGAAGATTTATAGAGATCGAATGCGGCCTTTGGGAGCTTGAAACGCCGTTTATTGATGCAGGTTTTCCAGACCATGCCGGTGGAGGTCTCAGGCCATTCATACCACCAGCGGCCCATGATGCCGGTATCCCTGATGTGAATGTGACGACCGACGAGATTACGCACGTTGGAATCAATGAGCGCAGGCGCTTGCGTGGTAAAGAAAACATCAATCCCATGGTGACGATGAGTTTCAAGCGCAGCAACAGACTCAGGAACCTTTGAACCTGATCCGCGAGGACGCCAAACCCTTTGCGCCTCATCAATAACCAAAATTGCACCATCAGGCATGAAGGTAGGCCAATTATTGGAATCAATAGGCGTGTGCGGCAGCGTGAGCCCCTCCAGGCCATCGACATAAAGAGGCCGGGAGCTATCGAGTTTGGAGAGGTAATCAACGAGGGAAGCAGTTTTGCCGGCGCCAGGAGAACCCGTAAACATGGTAATCATTTGAGGATTTCCAGCTTTTTGACAGCCGAAAGAGTGACGCGAGCGACAAAAGCCCCGGCAATGATGGACATAGCCACAAAAACGCCGGACAACTGGACAATAGGCAGGAAATCACCAGAAAAGCCCGAGAGCG